GTCAATGCGGCTAGTTGTAGTGGGCCGTACAAAGATTGTGCCTTGCGTTTGGTGCGAGCGCGTAACGGCAGCAACAAGCACGGAGCATGCAGGCTTAGCGGGCTCTACGTTAGTGAGCGCTCCGGCTGTAGTAGCTGATAGCCATAAAAGATCGCCTTCCGTAAACGCCAGCGTGTCAAGCTCCCGCACCTTACCAAAAGATGTAACGTACCCAAACTCGTTATTAGCAAAGTCTTGCGTAGCAACGCCAATAACCCACTCTTGACGAAAGCCCGGAACAGTTACATCAGCTTTTTGAATAAGTAAGTGATTGCCCTGTGCGCCAGCAAACATAACAACTTCACCGTTGCTAATGGCTTCAGAGGCTTTGGCATAAAACAACTCTTCTTGCCCAAGCTGCAGCGTTACTTCATCGTTAAGCGGAAAGTCAATAGTGCCGTCTACGTTGTTCCAAGACGTGGGACCGCCAGAGCCTGGGACATTTAACGAAGCTGCTTCTGTTATTTCACCTGTTCCGCTGCCCTGCGACTGCCCTAATATGTACGTATTGCCCTGAGACTCCACAGAAAGCCCGCTGAGCGGTCCTACGTCTACTTCGCTACCGTCCGTAAGGGTAAAAACTAACGAGCCGTCAGCGGCAATATAGGCGCTCTCAACGCCATTGCCGTCTTGGCCGTCAGCGCCAGCCTCACCGGCAGGGCCTTGAGGACCTTGTGGGCCTTGTGGGCCTTGCGGTCCAACAGCGCCGTCTTTGCCGTTGCGTCCGTCTTTACCGGCAGGCCCTTGAGGACCTTGTGGTCCAGACGGCCCAGATGGGCCTTGCGTCCCAGGCGCTCCAGCAGGACCTTGTGGCCCCGTGAAGCCATCCATTTTCTTTACAAGAGCAAGTAACGCTAGATCAGATGCCATGGCTTACTGCTCCTGTTGCGGCGCTTGCGGCGCTTCAGCGCCTCCCTGTGCGGCAGCGCCACCCATTTCGGTTAGCTGGCGAATCAGCTCCGCCTCTGCATTAGCCTTAGCCATTTCGGCTTCGTTGTTTTGCTTACCCCGAAGCTCTTGCTCTCGTAGCAGCAGCTCTGCCATCTTCACGCGGCGCTCAAAGTCTTTGTCTGCAACGCCGTCGTTGTTCTGGTCGCTGTACTTAAGCGTAAGCTCCGTCGGTGCCAGCTCCGTTTCCGTGTTGTACTTGTTAGCGCGAGACTGGGACTCAGCGGCCTGTGCTTGCAGAAGCTGCACCTGACCCTGCAACACAGCCATCTGCGCTTGCTGCTGCGCCATAGCCATCTGCTGTGCTTCCGGGTTGGGCTGCGCGCCGGCCTCAATGGCAGCAAGCAACTCGTCACGGTTGGTTACGTTAAGGTGGTCGATAATACCCTTAATAACCGCGCCGTGCGCAGGCGACTCAGGCGGCACCATCTGCAGGATTTGTGCAAGCTGTGCCACTTCGTACTCACGAGCCATAGCGCCAAGGGAGCTAAACGCCACGAATTGGTAGTCGCGGACCGGGTAGTTCTCCGGGTCAAACTGCATGTAGCGGTGTGCTGCTTTGCGCACAAACGGGATTAGGAAGTTTTCTTGGAAGTTCACCAGCGTACGCTTCTGGCGCTTGACAATGGCGCCTTGCGTCATGGACATGCCGGCTGCGGTGACATCGTTCTGCACCATGCCGGCGTTAGCTTCCGAAGCGCCCGTAGCCTGACTAACCATTTGCTGTAGCTGTGCGCCTTGCGCAAAGGTCACTTGGTCAAGTTGACCAAACTTAAAGGGCATGATGGAATCAGACGGAGCGCCGTTGGTCAGCAACATGCGGCCAGGGCGTACTTCAAGCTTATGGCCTCGCGGGATACGCGTTGCGTCCACGGCCATCATGGGATGCGTAGTAAGGGCGAGGGCGTCGATGCGTGCCCTTAGCTCCGCGTCCAAGGCTTTTTGTGACATATAAGCTTTTTCGCATACACCCCGTCCCCAGAACACACTCGGTACAATATCCCACTGGAACGCCACGATGGGGCGGTCTTGGCACATATACGGCGACGGGATGGCCTTAAGCAGCTCACCTTCGTTGGCAATCACAATAACTGCTTCAACGTATGCGCCTTGCTCTGCAATCTCGTCTTCAGACACACCTTCAGACAGCAGCAGGTCACGGGGTACTTTGCCGTAGTACTTGAGGAGGCGCACACGGTCGGTGGGACGGCTGTCGATTTCGGGATCGGGCTCAATCTCTTCGTCCGCTGCAGCGCTGCCTACGTACACATCATCCCGATACACACCAGACTCTTGCAGCTCTTCGACAACGTGGCGCGATACATACTCGTCAATGGCACAACCCATGGCACTATTGACACAGGTAGCGTTCGGGTCGATAAGGAAGTTGCGCGGCTGTACCGGATTAATCTTAACGATAGGGCGGTACACTTCGTTAACGCCCACTTCCTGCATATCGCCTTCCATCAGCGGACGCGTAGCAGGCTTATACTCTTTCATTTCTTCCACGACCACTTCGCCAATGCCCGTACCAAACACGGCAGCATTAACAAGCACTTCAGCTACAGAAGAGCGGATGCGGGCTGCGGCAAAGTCTTCGTGAAGCTTGCGCTTTAAGTACGCAATGTCTGCGGGCTCTTGGTCGTTAAGGTCGTCTTTGATGTCGAAGAGCTTTCCACGACCAAACGTCGCCTCTTCGACTTCCGCAACGCAAGACTCAACGGCTTGGGCCGTAGCGGGAGCAATAAGCTTCGACCGCTCAGAGTCACGCATCACATCTTCTGGTGCCCAGATGCCACGGTAGATACGCATAAACTCTTCGTGACGTGCGCTGTAGTTGCTTTCGTAGTGGTCACGCCATTTGTTGCAGCGGCTCAACACCCACTCAGCCAAGTCTTGATCTGGGCCGAACTGTGCTTCTTGTAAGAACACATTGTCACTCATAGTGGTTCCCTTATGTTAAACGTAGCGGCCCGGACTAATAGCCAGCAACAGCATCAAATGGTTCGTAATCGTCCTCAAGGTCTAGGTCGGCCATGTACGGCACAATAGCCATTTGGTCTACATAACTTAAGGCGTCAAGCAAATCGTCATGCACTAGCTGTGACGGAAATGCAGAAGCTTCGTCCACTAGCGCTGTGTTCCACGCGCCGTGCTTGAAGCGAATACGCTTATGCTCTAAGCGGCCTTGCAGTGCCCACAATATCCTGTCTTGCTTTTTCTTGTTGCCGTGGCTTAGTAGCTCCACACGGAACACACGAGCGGTGCGGCGCATAATGTCGCTGAGCGGCTGCATAACGGCCTGCTGCGCTATGCCTTTCTCAATACCTACAGACGGTGGCCTATACTCTTCCACGGCTCTAAAGATACGCTCTGCCGTTTCGTCTAGGGCCCAACGCCCAAACTGTATGTCTTCAACCCACCAAATGCCGCTCTCGTCTACAAACACGATAGCAATGGCACTATTGTCTCTGCGCTTCGTTTTGTTCCCTCTATCGCTCTCAAAGCCAGCCAAGTCAACCGCAATGTAATAGTCTCCTGGCAAGTCGCGTGGTTTTTCGTCGTAGTACATAAACTCATCAGCATCAAAGAACTCCGAGCCTTGCGCGTCAAAGCTAGCCATGTACTCTTGGTTGAAAGCCCAGCGGGGCAGCGTAGCCTCCGCATGGTCAATCTCTGTGCTGTCAAGGAACGGATTGTCACGGGACGTAAACTGCCACGCTTCCCAATCATCCCACGCCCCGGAGTAGCCTCCCATCCACATATCGTAGAAATGGTTCCGGCCTTCAGGCGTTCCGATGAATAGCGCTTTGCCTTTGAGGTCTGACAGCGCTGGACGCAGGATAGCTTCCCATACGTCTTGCTTCATAAACGCCAACTCGTCCATGACCAAGTACTTCAAGGACACACCCCGCAGGGTGTCGGGGCGGTCAGCACCCTTTAAGTATATGGTGTTGCCGCCAGCTAAGGTGATTGTCAGGTTGTTGATGTTGCTGCCTTCTACGATTTCTCCAGCAAGTTCAAAGAGCTTTTCCCACAGGATGTCACGCGCCATGCCCTGCGTTGGTGCAACATAGAACACCTTTCCCGGCTCACCGTTAAGGGCCGCTACGATGAGCGATACGGCAGCTAGATGGCTTTTGCCGCAGCGCCGGCCAGCAGCGACAACCTTAAAGCGGCTGTCATCTTCATACAC